ATCCTTAAGTATTACAGGCTCACTAGAAAGTGGGTCTGTAAAACTTACGGGTTAAAAGATGCAGATTTAGAATTATTAATTTATTTAGATTGTAAAAAAAGATTTACACGACAAGAGTTTTTAGACGGTACTTACACATATTCATGGGACAAAAACCGTTGGGAAAGACTGCGAAGAGATGGTTGGATAGAAGTATGGAGGCATAGAAACAGAACAACTATAAAATACTCTGTATTTAAAATATCTTTTAAATGTAGTCAAATGATAAGTAGAATATACAGAATACTTCTAGGCGAAGAAGATATGCCTACATCTGAAAGAAGTATTTTTTATAATAACAAATCATATACAGATAAAGTTTATAACAAGGCTATAGATGATATGATAAAAGATAAAGATAGATAATGGGATTTAAACTAGGTAAAGGTAGAACACCATCCATGTATGGTGGACAAATAAGATCAAAGATGCGCTTTGGCAAACAAGCCGGAGGAGATGCATCTGTGCCTGGTACACCTGTTATAAGAAAACCATTAGATGAAGGTATTATGGGTGAAGCTAATATGGACGGTAGTATATTTATTAGTGATAAAATAATGCCTGGTAGTAAAGAAGAAAAACAAGTTATAAACCATGAGATGCGTCATGCTACTGATATGAAAATAGGTAAGCTAGCATATGGTGATGACTTTGTTAAATGGAACGGTAATACATATCCAAGAAAAACTATTAATGGTAAAGATATGATTATAGTAGATGGTGTTGCAAAAGAGGCTGGTGCACACGACTTTCCATGGGAACAAGAAGCTAATACAGGTAACGGAAATATATAGTATGGCATTATTAACAACAATAAACGGTATACCATTATACTCTACAGTTAACGAAGCTTTAGCTTATGCAGAAGCAGAATCGCTACAGGGTTACCATACACATAGATATAAAAACATAGTAGGTTATATGGGTGGTGTTAATCACGAGCAATCAAAACAAAGCTCTGGTAATTTAATAGCTGCACAACCAATACAAGTCACACAGCCTGTTCAACAAACACAACCTATTACACCGATACAACCAGTGCAACAATCAGCACAGCAAACAACATACACGCCACCTTCTACTGGGGGCGGTGGATATTAAAAATTAAATTATGATAGGAAATTTATTATCAAAAGGTACAGCAGAACTAGTTAAAAACGTAGGTGGAGTTATAGATAACTTACATACGTCTGCAGAAGAAAAACTAGATGCTGAAAGAAAAATTAAAGATATGATTATGAGTTACGAAGCTGAGATGCAAAAGCAAGTAACAGAGAGATGGAAGTTAGACATGAACAGTGATTCATGGTTAAGTAAAAATATAAGACCGTTAGTTTTAGTGTTTTTAGTAGTAGCAACAGTGTTATTAATATTTATTGATGCTGGTGTTATTTCTTTTCAAGTACAAGACAAATGGACAGACTTATTACAATTAGTATTAATAACCGTGATCGGTGCTTATTTTGGCGGTAGATCACTAGAAAAAGTAAAAAAATAATGGGACAAAATTCAACAGAAGTAGCATATGGCTTTGGGCAGTTTGGCGCAGCTTTTGCAGATGCTAATGCAAACACTATAACGCCACCAGAAGAACTAGCTATAGTAGCTATTCAGTTTTTAGCAGATACATCACTTGATGTTTTAACTTCAAAAGATTCAGATATATTTCCAACTATAGGAGCTGCTGCTCACGATAATGGTCGTTACACTAGAACAGTTGATGGCGCAACAAGTAGTGCAACAAAAGTTATATTTGATCAAGAAAACGCAGGTACTGGTAATTTTGATGATATACAAGTTGGTGATGAGATTTACACTACGTCAACAGGTGTTCTTATAGGTACGGTAACTGCTTTAGATCCAGATGGTGATAACACTAAAGAAATATCAATAAGTGCTAGTTCATCTATAGGTGACGGTGTAACTTTATCATTTTTAAGACCAGGCGCTGTAAGTAGTCAGGGTGTTGGTGGTTTAGCTATAGATAGCTCACAAGTGTTTCCAAAAGGTTTAACAATATACGGTAGATGGGATTCAGTGTCTATAAGCGCTGACGCTAGTACAGCTGGTATAATTTGTTATTTCGGTAAATAATGTTAGGACTAGGCGTAGGATTTTACAAGTTAGCAGGTAATGATTATCCATTTGGTGAGTGGAATCCTCTTTTGTTAGAAGATAAACTAGCTAATTGGTATCAATTTAATACCGGTATTAGCACTACTACAGTAGGTGAATCTACAAATCAAATAACAAGATGGTCTGATCAAAAAGGCGACAATAGCTTAACACCAACAGCAACCGATAATACAGCTGTAATGCCAAAACTAGAAAGTGATGGTACTGTATTTTTTAACGGCTCAGGTGATACGTTAGAATTTAATTCTGATCTTAGTTTTGGTAAATTTTCTATTTACATAAAAATGAATTTCAAATCTGATAGCGCTGTTTCTAACGATGATTTATTTGAACATGCTTCAAGTGGTGATTTTTTAAAGTTAGCTAACCCAACTCAAGCTAGGATTAAAATAGGTACTAGACATGATTTTACTATTGGTGAGATAATAGAAGGAACTCCATTTGTGATAGGGTTTGAAAGAGCAGCTGACGGTAGTTTAGCTGTGATTAAAATAGGTACTAGACATGATTTTACTATTGGTGAGATAATAGAAGGAACTCCATTTGTGATAGGGTTTGAAAGAGCAGCTGACGGTAGTTTAGCTGTTTATAAAGATAACGTAGCAGGTACAGCTGCAGATGGTGATAGTTTAAACGTAGCTATATCAACAACAATAGATTTAGATAGAATAGGTAAGCCAGTTAATAACTCTTATTGGTCTGAAATAGTAATATGTAATGATATTATAACTGCTTCTGAAAGAGATAATCTGTATGCTTACTTAAGCAATGTAAAATAAAATAATAATAATTAAATTAAATAAAATGGCAAAAAACACAAGTAAAAAAATTAAAGAATTAAAAGGCGTAAAACCTGAAAAAATTAAAGAACAAGAACTAGCTACGCTACAAGCTTCAGTTAGAACTGTAGATCAGTTAACAGCAGAAGTTGGTACAATAGAAGTTAGAAAACATGCTTTAATGAAAGCTATGGAATCAGTTCAACAAAGAATAGAACAAATAAGAGTACAGTTAAGAAATGACTATGGTACTGATAATATTAGTATACAAGACGGTACTATAAATTATCCTGAAACAAAAGCAGAAGAAAATGGCAAAGCTGATAAGAAAGATTAGTATAGGTAAAGACTACAAAAACGACGCTATGCACTATGCTGTTGGTCAAGAAGTTTACGGAGGTCATACTATTTGTGATATATTAGAAGAAGAAGATAAGTATTCTATTTATATTAGAAAAAAGAAAGATGTATTACCTTGGAAAGACTTTAATAAAAACATGGCTGTATCTGTAGAATATAACTTAGAATACTAATGAGAAGTGTTTACAACTATGTTGTAAAACCAAAAGGAAGTAGATATAATAATAGTAAAAAAGTTGGTGATAAAGATCTTATATTAAACACAGAGATATTTAATCATCAATATATAAATAGACAAGCAGAAGTTATATCTACACCTTTGATTAATTACAGCGATATAAAACCTGGCAATACAGTTATAATACATCATAATGTTTTTCGTAGATGGCATAATCAGCGCGGCGAAGAAAAAAATAGTAGAAGTTATTTTAACGAAGATACTTATATAATATCACAAGATCAAATATTTGCTTACTACAATAAACAATGGAAACCAATGCCTGGTTATTGTTTTGTAAAACCAATAAAAAGTTTTGATAAGTTTAATATTGATCAAGAACAACCATTAATGGGTATTATAGAATATGCTGATAAAGGTTTTAATAAAGGTGATCTAGTTGGCTTTACACCTAATAGTGAATATGAGTTCGTAATAGACGGACAAAAATTATATAGAGTTTTATCTAAATTTATTACAATTAAATATGAATATCAAGGAAACGAAGAAACTTATAATCCAAGCTGGGCACAGAGCAGTTGAAGAACTTATCAATGTAGCTAGAGAAAAGATTATTACTAATACAGAAGATGATGTTTCTGCTGATAGACTGAAAAATGCTGCAGCTACTAAAAAACTAGCTATATTTGACGCGTTTGAAATACTTAACAGAATACAAGAAGAAGAAAACTTGCTTGAGGGCAAAGCACCTGAAGAGAGAAAGGAAAAAGTCTTTAAAGGATTCGCAGAAGGTAGATCTAAGTAATGTACGAGCAAAGTTTAGTTAAGGTTATAGAGCCTGTAAAAAAAACTACAATTAGTAGACTTAATAAATCTAAAAAATGGAAATATGGATATAATAAAGAACACGATATTATCGTTATATCAAAAACTGGTAGAATTGGTGAAATACTTGAAATACAAAACTTGCGAATTGCGTTGCCAAAACGACCAGTGCAACTGCAAGCACATAAGCTAAATAAGTGGGTAAAACAAGAACAACCAAAAGAATTATCAAGGCTTAAAAATATATTTGACTGGAGAGCATATCCAGAAGAGCAAAAAGACAAATGGTTTGATTATATAGATGAAGAGTTTAAACGTAGAGAAGAAGGCTTTTGGTTTATAAATAATAACAAGCCAACATACATAACAGGCACACACTATATGTATTTACAATGGAGTAAAATAGATGTAGGTGCTCCTGATTTTAGAGAAGCTAATAGATTGTTTTATATATTCTGGGAAGCTTGCAAAGCAGATAAACGATGCTATGGTATGTGTTATCTTAAAAATCGTCGTAGTGGTTTTAGTTTTATGTCATCTGCTGAAACAGTTAATTTAGCTACATTAGCGAGTGATAGTAGATTTGGTATACTATCTAAAACAGGTGCTGATGCTAAAAAAATGTTTACAGATAAAGTAGTACCAATTAGTATTAACTATCCGTTTTTCTTTAAACCAATACAAGATGGTATGGACAGGCCAAAATCAGAGCTTGCTTATAGAGTACCAGCTAGTAAGTTTACAAGAAAAAAGATAACAGCTAACGAACAAGTTGAACACTTAGAAGGTTTAGATACAACTATTGACTGGAAAAACACAGGTGATAATAGTTATGACGGTGAAAAGTTAAACTTGCTAGTACATGATGAAAGCGGTAAGTGGGAAAGACCTGATAACATATTAAACAACTGGCGAGTAACTAAAACATGTTTACGACTAGGTAGTAGAATAGTTGGTAAATGTATGATGGGCTCGACTTCAAACGCATTAGATAAAGGTGGAGACAATTTTAAAAAACTATATAACGCATCAGATGTCACTAAGAGAAATAGAAATGGCCAAACAAAGTCTGGTTTATACTCTTTGTTTATCCCAATGGAATGGAACTACGAAGGATTTATTGATGAGTACGGAGTTCCAGTATTTAATACACCTGACACAGATGTCTT